ACATCTATGTCTGGGTATTCCAAATTATCAACTACAACTCGACTTACATTACTCGATAACTCTATCTCGTTAGACGAGTTCCGTTCCAATTTTTTCTCCAGGTCTGTATTGAACGACCAACCTTCTGTCTGTATTGTTCTGCTTACATCATTCAATGCAACCTCTGCTTGCTTTGCTAGACCAAACTGGCCTTGCAAACTATTAACAGGTGCTTCTCCAAGCATTTGCAGAACTCTGTTTACTGCATCAAGAAAGCTAGTTCGTGCTGTCATTACTTCTTCTTCCTTTTCTTAGCGGTCTTTGCTGCACGCTTAAAGTTAGCATCAGTAGGTGCGCCTTTAGCTCCAGGCTTGCGCATCTTCTCTCCACTACCAGCTTTTATTCTCTTACGCTTTGCGTGTATGTTTGCGTAGAGTCCTTTCTTTTTTGCCATAGTTAACACTTCCATTTGCGAAGGGCTTTGTTGATCCTACTGTTAGGATCTCTAGCTGTTTTGCTAGATGTTCTTTTCTTTTTCATACCTTTCATCCTGGCGCAAAAAGATTTTTTCCT